TAAACGAAGCGCGGATAACGCCACCACCAAACATCTGTTGAGCCGTAGCAGTTGCAGCGGACCCAAGCGCTTTCTCGATTAGCTTCTCGTCCGTCTTGGGCGGGTAACTACCTTCACAATGTGACGTTGTCCATTCGTGTGCGTTACGTTCACTCGACATGCTCGCGGGGAAGTACGATGGGGTAACGGTGTTCAACGCTTCAGTGTGAACAAACCCAGCATCACCCACAATACCGTTACCAGTGAGCGCAACGAAGCGCCCCGAGGTGTAAAGCTCGAGGTGTAACGGGATATTCTTGCAACCGTGATCAGGTTCCGCTCCGTCGTATTTACCGATGATGTGTAAACCTGTACCAGACTGCAACACTTCAACCGCCGCACCGGTAAATCGATTGCACAAATCCGTTGCGAGTGTTGACCACTTGTCGTCTACATACGCACCGTCGATATCAACGAAGAAAAACGGGTCGCTATCAGTGAACACGAACCCGACACCAAGGTCGGACGACTGAGCAACTGTAACGGCAGTATTGGCGTCGACCCAATGTTTCGGATCGTGCGCATCGACGATATTACCGAGAATGTCACACGGGAATTTATCGAACTTACCCGCGCGACGCTTCGACGCAATCGCTTTCCATAGTACAAACTGAGGATAAGCCCGCATCGCTGCGAGCGCTTGGGGGAATTGCTTCATTCTTCCCCCTCGTTGATAGCGTTGACCAGTGCGTTATATTCTGACATTGAAAGAATAACATTACCGTCACAGCTTAAAATCTGAATACCGTTGTTAAACATCGAAACGGTATCGCGTATTTTACGTAATTTATTAGCTTGACGACAAACGGCCTCTGTCTGAGTTTCGACATATTGTTCAAGCTCAGCGATACGCTTTTCGAGTTTTTCATTGTAACGACCCGAAACTTCCAATAGTCGCAATTGACCATTGACACGCTTTTCATAATCATCGAACTTAACAAATTCACCATCGTTATCTGGTTCAATCCCATCGCAAGAATGACCGATATACTCGTAACGCTTGATATCATTCATCGTCATTACCGCCCATCAGTAGTTCGAGTGATTCGCGTTTGAGCCATTCAGGTGCAGCGTGGGCGTCTTTGTCGCCTTGGGCTAGACCTTGTGCAATGATTGGGCGTAACTCACGGTGAACAGCAGCACGCATCACAGCGCGACGTAATTGTGTCATGGTGTTAAAGATGTGGTTGACTTGACCTGTGGCCACACCAGCAACTTGAGCAACACCGTCACGTGTCAGGGCGTTATACCCTTCAGTGTTGGCAATCTGTAACGCTGCAGCTAATATCTGGTCTCGGCGTGCTTCTGGTTTCATTCGGGTACGTTGGTCTGACATGTTGGGTAGTCCTTTGGTTATTAAATTGGCTAGAACGTCAATATATAGCATCATGGCGCGGTCGTCAATACCCCAATGCTGACAATAATCCGCAACTGACCGCAATTGTAAATTTTAATCGATCCCGCCTCGATATCAGGCACCCCGAGAAATACACTCGGATCGCTATCCATCTCGACCGACTCACCAACGGGCAACACCGCCCCGTTGTGGAAAATCGTTAAGTGGTGGTGGGTCATTACTGAAATACTTCGCACGACTCTGAACAACTTCCTGTGTCAAGATGTTTTGCTCCGCGCATTCTCGCTTTTATTTCATCACCTGTTGAGCCGTCAAATGTTGCTATAACTTGCTCTATCCGTCTTTTTTTACGATACATAACATGGCGGCTTATTCTTTCTTGTTCCGACCGTTCAGTTGCGCTGTCAATCATTTCTAACCATTCTTGGTATAGCTCTGGCTCGTCATGTGCAGCTGCCGCAATCTTTAAGTCTGACTTCTTAAAGCAAAATACGCAGTTACCTAGCCATTCAGGAATATCTAAATCAAACGGCTGATTATCCCACCAGTTAAGAACGTCTTCTTTTTCAGCATCACAAGCTTCCGTCATAAACCTTATATTTTTATCTATTTTTTTATTTATAAAATCCTGTATGTCTTTATAAATATCACCAATGCCATTTATTACTGGATGGTTAAGCTCTATATGTTGTAATGTTATTGTTAAGTCGTAAGCGCTCAAGCCTCTAGATACCCACTTAATACCAAGATGCTCACCAATGACCCTCCTTGGTTCATCGGCCCTAATACCAAGCCATGTTTCATAATTCCCCTTACCATATTTATCATTGCAGTATTTGTCGTGCGTTTCCTCTTTCATTCTACTGGTACACCATGCAGATGATGATCCTGGAGTGCCATACTTTTTAACCATTTCACGATACGGGCCAAGGTCGTGACATATATCATTAATACTAATTATTTTGTAAGTATGTCCTTTGCCTAGCGGCTGGTTAAAATCACCTCTTAAGCAAACTAAATTTAAACCTAAATACTTATCTACTTTTTTAATAAATTCATACGTCTTTGGGTGTTCTGCTCCCGTGTCCATATAAATAAAATCCACATTCTCCTTACCGTAAAGCTCAATCATTAAATGGCATAGATACGCGCTTGTTCTTCCACCGCTGAAGCTAACTACTTTCTTCATTTTATTAAACCCTTATTATTGACAAGTTCGTCACTGTACCACCTACAACGACCCTTCGCAAGTGACAAAACACGCATCGGCACCTAATCCGACGAATAACTCCAAACAGCGCAACTGTGCCTGTTCGTGTTCCGTCGCGCCATATTTCCAATCACCCGACTTACACTCACGCGCTAAAAACTGACCGATTGTCGACCCGACCATCCCATGCGTGATTAACACGGGTTTAATACCGATAAGGTCTGGTGATTTTATTTGGTCGTTCATCTGCTTCGATGTATTGCACAAGCCGTAACGTATTAATCGACCGCGTTCGTCCTTACACGCGCCCACATTATTACGCCACAATCTAGCACCGACACGCGACGCTTCGAGCATGACGTTATTAACGACCGCCGCTTCACTAGCTCCAGGTATTACCCGTGACGGGTCGGTATTTGGCTCGGTAAACATCGCGGTTAACTCAGCTAACGCCACGTGGCTGACTGAGTGCTTAATCGCCCATTGTGTTAGTGTCATCTACATATCCCCGATATCAATTGCAACACGCGAACCGAGCGATAAAGCCGCTTCGCTACTTAACGCCTGAGCGCTTAACCAATCCACGCCGTAACGCAGATAGAACCGTCTAAATATTTCACCGTCGTCACGACCCGCCGCGCGGTGATGTCCCGCCCATAACGCCATTATGCTTCGAAGTGCGGCAATCGCTTCTTGTTGCGCTTCGAGCTTGACGGCGAACCGTTTAGTGTGTGCCATTACGCCAATCGTCGGAGTGTGGCGACGCATCAGGTCGGCACGATACTCGGCAACAGCTTCGTCCATTGGTCGATCAACCTTGGCAACCTCGCCACGCATACGTGCGAGCGTTTCGGCGTCAAGTTCGAGTAAATCCCCGTCGACGTGTTCCGGTCCTGTTCGTTCGGCCGGCGTCGGTGTCGCCACTTCAAGTCCACATTCAGGACATTCACGCAGATACTTAGGATAAGCGGCAAAACAACCCGTCGACGTCACAATGCCATCCGTCTTATGGTCGACACATGTACGTATCGGTTCGACGTCACCTGGTGGTGAGTTACGTTCGCGACGGTCAAGCGACCATTCACGTTTAGCATCGGGCAACCCGTGACGCGCTACGTTACCAACGTGGTCGATAATAATGGCGTGTGATTTACCGTCGGCGGGACGTAATCCACGACCGAACATTTGGCAGTATAAGCCGTAAGATTGAGTCGGCCTAGCGAACGTAATGACCTCAACACATGGGATGTCTGTCCCCTCGGTGAACAACATGTCGTTAACTATTTGTAATATTTTACCGGTTTGAATATCTCTTATCGCCTGTTCACGATCGTTGTCTGCACTGTTACCTGATAGTGCGATCGCTGGTATACCTCGATTTCGGTACTGTTCGGCCACTCGTTCAGCCATTTCAATACCCACAGTGAAAGTTAAACCGGGTTTACCGTTTGCAATTTTGATATAGTTCTCAACTATATCACCAACAATATGAGATTTACCTATCTCGGCTTTTAACGATTTCTCTTGATAATCACCTGTTGTTTTACTCAATAAAACTTCGTTTAAGTTGAGGTCACTCGGTGGAGAAAACACACGATAATCACTCAGGTAACCCATTTCGATAAGTTCTCGGGCAGTTGGCCCCAACACTAAACAGTCACCGTATCCGTCCGTTTCACGAGACAAACCTTGACCGTCTGCCCGACAAGGTGTGGCCGTGTCTCCCATCCCTTTAGCTCCCGCCGCATCTAACGGAGTGAGTATGTTACCCCACGTTTTAGACTTCTTTGTTGCGTGATGAAATTCATCTTGGATCATGGTGAGTTTGTTTCTGTAACATGAGAACCGTTTAATCTCTTCGGGTTTCAACGACTGAACCGAACCCACAAACACTTTAGAGTTGGGAGTAACGAAAGATTTACCGAACTCTTTAACCTGTTGCCTATGTGCTGACTTAACGGTTTTCCTAGCCGCCAATATGTTGTGGTTAAGACCGTTTCTAGCAAGTGTGTGGCTCAACTGCGTGATCAACTCTTTACGATGAGCAAGAATCAATATCACCTGTCCGTCATCACGTTCAGTTTTAGCTAGTTCACAGAGTGTGGCCGACTTACCCGACCCCGTAGGCATAACAAGCACTACAAATTGATTGCCGTCGTGCCAACATTGATGTATGTCTTGAATCGCCTTAGCTTGATAAGGTCGCATTTGTATCATCATTTGATGTCACCCATAGCACGTTCAACACTCCAACCGTAGTTAGTAATTCTACCTCGCATAGTATTGTAGTTAACTCCCGCAATCTCTGATAGTTGACGAATCGAATACGAACCACCTTTATATTCATAATATACGTTTCGAGTGGTATTTAACGCTTGAAGCTCGTTTACAACCCATGTGCAATTTTCAGGACAGTAATTACCGTTGACATCCACGCGTTCGATTGTCACCTTATCTTTATAACCTGACGACATAGCCCATTTTACAAATTCAGCATAGTCATCCCATTCATCGCATATAGTTATTCCGCGTGCGCCGTAGTTGATATAATCTTTGTTATTTGGATTAGTACACCGTTGGCGCATTGCACTCCAAACCCAGTTAAGCTTCTTGGTTGAATAAGACAAACCATGTGTAATCAAATGACACTCACACCCACATGAACTGACAACACCAGGTTTGATCTTTGACACGAACACGATTGAGCGTTCGATGGCCTGCCCGCAATCACACTGGAATAACCAACTCCATAGCCCTTTATGGTTCGGTTTAGTTGGGTGAAGTGCTACTAATTTACCGTAACGGTTACCTGATATATCTTTTCGCTTATTAGCCATAATGTGACCTCATTGAATAAAGAAACGTTTCGCTATGATACACTATTGTGACGTGTTGTCTAACGCTTCCTTTGTAAAATTGTAACGAGTGCGCCGGTGTCTACAGCAACGACGAAAATGCATAACTCGGTTACGTAGTATCGTCGAGTCGAGTCGATACGTACACCTAATTTTCGCACCTGGTTCGGTTTCCACTTATCGGCGCGTCTAAACTCACTGTGAATATCACGCAACGCTGAACGCTTACCGAACCGTTCACCCCAACGCTGTAACGCGTGATTAGTTACTGACATCATGCTTGATCGTCCACGTTACGCATGTATCTAACCCAAACACCGTTATTGTTAATGTAAGTTACACAGTTGTCACCTAACCCAAGTAAAGCACCCTGCCACGAGTAATCGTTAGGTGTCAGTAGTATTTGTATTATCTTAACATTCATAATTTAATTTTCCGTTGTGTGTTGACAAGAACGTCATAATACATTTAATATGGCGCTGTCGTCAACAACTAACCGAGGATTTATCGAAATGACAACAATCAAACTTGAAATACCATCTAACGACCCGAGCGCATTATTCCACATGGGCGAAGCGTTACGTAACATCGCGAAAGAAAACGGCTATATTGACCGTAGCGAAACGATGTCAATGGAAGAAATGTTCGAACAAATCGACGAAGAATTAGCGACTGAATTACAAATCCCTACCAGCATGTTAAAAGGTGAGTCAAATAACGCAAGCGAAGAAGATAAAAAGGCGTTTAGTGACGTAATGAACCATGGGGCGTCATTGAGCGATGCCGAACAATACGGTAAATCACTGACCGACTTTGACGACGTTATTAGTGACATCGAAGAAGACGAACTATTATCGCCGCACGTAACGGTCGTTGAATACGAACCAGCTACAACGATTTACCCTGAAATTGTGACCACGACCACAAGTGGCGAACTTATCGACGCTGACGATTTACCGTGGGATAAGCGCATTCACAGTCGCGGTAAAACCCGCCTCGCTGACGACACATGGCGTATGGCTCGCAAACCAGCCGACAAAACCGACGAAGAATGGGCCGAATTTGTCGACGGCGTAAAAGCTGAACTTAAACAGTTAATGGACATCCCAGTTGCAACGGGTGAAGCTGGTATATCGATTGAAGATATTACACAGGCTGAAACATCACCAACACTTGACGAACTAGCCGTCGCTGACCTTGAGCAAGTCGAACCGCAACCGATAGTTTTACCACCAATAAAGAACCCGTTCGAGGCGAATCCAGTCGTTAACAGCGTAACGCCACCAGTGATCACACCGCCCGTCACGGTTACGCCACCGGTAGTCGCACCACCTGTTACGGTAACGCCACCGACCAACAGTGACGTGCCGAACACGTTCCCATTATTCATGAAGTGGTTAACGACGAACAATAAAAAGTTAACATCCGATATGGTTAACAAAGTATTGAACGATAATGGTGTGACCGCAATCCCGTTACTAACGTCACGTGCTGACCTTATCCCGCAAATACACGCTGAATTGGTGAAGTTATTATGAGCAAATCGACATTGTTAGCAAGTGGTGCCGACACGTGGGTTAATTGCACCGGTAGCGTAAAGCTTAACCAGCAATTCCCCGCAATCGAATCGGGCGAAGGTACATCGGAGGCACGCCTCGAAGGGCGTGCGTTCCACGAAGTAGCGCAACGTATTCTCGAATCGTTTAAGTCGCCAGGTAGTGAACTAATTTCATCAAGTCATGTTGTCGGTACGTTGAGCAAAGATAATATTGTGATCACTGATGAGATCTACGACGGCGCATTAGAATATTCAAACGATGTGCTACGTATTTGCAATATCAACGGTACGTTACGTGATTTACATATCGAAGAACAAATCGACCTATCGTGTATCATCGAAGGCATGTATGGTTATATCGACTGTTGGTTATTCGATAAAGCCGCCGCGACGCTCTACGTGTGGGAAGGTAAGTTCGGACACCGTAAAGTCGATGCGTTCGAGAACTGGCAATTGATCACCTACGTCGAGGGTATTCTCAGACAATTGGGTATTAATGGTCACATGGATCAAAACATCAACGTATCGATGCGGGTATCACAGCCCCGTTCGTTCCGTAGCGGTGGCACAACCGACGTGTGGGAATGTAAAGCGTCCGAACTACGCGGTTATATCAACACGGTAATTGCGGCCGCTAACGAGTCGTACAGTGACACGGCGGTATGCAAGGTCGGTCGTCAATGTGAATATTGTCCGGCACGATACGCTTGCGATACGTTACAGCAAGCTAGTTACGGTTCATTAGATTATATCGGTAACGTCGAAGGTGTAACGTTGACCGGTCATCATTTAGCGCTTGAGTTACGTATTTTAAAACGTGCCGAACGGACGTTAAAAGCGCGACTGAGTGGACTTGAAGAACAAGCGTTGGCCGAAATACGCAACGGTAAGATATTACCAGGTTTCATCACCAAGCAAGGCTACGGCAATAAACGCTGGCGCAAAGATACACCAAGTGACGAAGTGATCATGATGGGTGATTTGATGGGCGTTGATGTCCGTAAACCCGTTACGCTCGATACACCTGCACAAGTTTTGAAAAAAGGTATTGACGCGAGCGTCATAGAACTATATAGTGAAACTCCAATGACAAGCATGAAGCTCGTCGAGGACAACGGCGCTAAAGCGCGTAACGTATTCAGAAAGCAACATCAAGAGGTTTAACATGTACGAAATTAAAATCAATAGCGAGTCATACGGACAACCAGACGAAGCAAATCGTTACAATCATTACGCTGGTCCCGACAAAGGTCAAAAGCGTAACGCACGACCAAAAGCGTCAGGTGTAGCAGCATCGAAACGCCTTGCAACAAAACGTAACAACATTCGCAAACACGGTTAATAATTAACGCGCTCTACGGGGCGCAATACAACGGAGCAATACAAATGTCTAATAACGATATCTTAACACCAGTAGGTCGTCTAGTTTCAGGTCACCCGATGGAAATGCACGCAGTAACCGATGATCGCACAAACGTTCAAAAGAAGTTCGCAAGTGGTGAGTTAATGTTCAGTCAATCAGTCGGTATTGCGTTCCCTAAAAACGGTACGACGCATTGGGACCAAACCGAATGGGGCGCAGCGATTAAAGCAGCAGCAGCAGCGTGGCCACGTGGTGAACACGGGATGAAAACGTTCTCATGGAAGATCACCGACGGCGATTCGACCGAACCTAACAAAAAAATGGTTACACCTGTTAGTCGTGAAGGTTACGCCGGTCATTGGGTACTATTCGCATCGTCATGTTTCCCTACACCTTGTTATAATAATGGCGCTTATGCACCACATCAAGTTATTCAAAATAAGGACGCAATTAAGCGTGGCGACTATGTGCGTTTAGTATTTACCACTGCGACCAATAACTCGTCAGATTCACCAGGCATGTACATCAATCCAGTAATGGTCGAGTTATCACGTGCTGGTCAGCAAATCATGTCAGGTAACGCACCAGACGCGGCAGCTGCATTTGGCGGTAGCGCTCCGGTAATCCCACAGGGTGCATTGGTCGATACGGGTGTAGCGACACCGACAACGTCCGCACCAGTGCAAGCAGCTACGACACCACCGCCACAAGCGGTAAACGTACCAGTAACACCAGCACACGACCTAGTTCAACCACAAACGCCAGGTAACGCAACGCCACCGCCAGTGTTAGCCGTTACTCCACCACCTGTAGCGGTCGAACAAAGTTATGTTGTGCAAGGCGCTGTGTACACACGTTCAGCACTACTCGCCATGGACGGTTGGACCGAAGCACATTTAGTCGGATTAACACCCGCTTAATAACTGATAAAACGCCTCGTTCTTAACAGTTCGGGGCAAATAAGGAACTATTATGAAAATCACACTGAACAAAGACGAAATAAAAGCAGCGATAGAACTTTACGTGCGCGAAAAATGTATTAGTGATAACGGTTACGGGCGGGAAATATCTCAAATTTACCTAACCATCGAGGATGATGGGGCTATTGTCACCGTAGATGTGAACGCCATCGAACAAGTAAATATAGCACCGTCACCGTGTGCGCCAGCTTGTCCACCACAACCTAAACAATGGTAGTCATACGTTAACAGTCAACGCCGTATCAAGTGACGCGGCGTTTTTTAACAATTGGAGTGTGTACGATGAATGATTCACAACGTATCGATGCGTTAAAGTTACTAATAATTAACCTGATTGACATCATGCAAGCTAGTGATACTGACGAGTCAGGTTCGGGTTTTAGTGTCCACAATCACGGATTGTTCGACGATTACGATCGTAGTAAACTCGAAGAACTACGTGGCGAGGCTATGAGATTATGAAATATTTATCAATGTGTGACGATATTAACGGGTGCGGTGAGGTTTATCCCGGTGATATGTCACATTGTCCACACTGCGGAACACCTGAACAATTTTCGAGTCAGGCACCGATTAACCCGCGTGACTATGCCCTCGATATCGAGACGTATCCTAACTGTTTTACGATGCGTGTTATCCACATCACAACGGGTAATAAATGGCGATTCGAGATATCCGAATTTGTCGATGACTCAGTAGCGTTAATTGAGTTCGTTATGGCGTTGAAAGCGTGTAACGCTCGTGGCGTTGGGTACAATAACGTCGGGTTCGATTATCCAGTGTTACATTATATTGTCATGGGTCAGATTAACGACCCTCGACTAATCTACGATTTTGCCATGATATTAATCAAAGGTTCAAAGGACGACAAGTTCGCGCGCCAAGTGTGGGACAACGACCGTCTGTTCGAACAACTCGACTTGATCATGATATGGCATTACAACAAAGAAAACCCCGTCACAGGCACCGAACCGACAAGTCTTAAAGCGCTTGAAATTGCCATGCGTATGGACAACGTCGAGGATTTACCGTTCCCCGTTGGTACTGTCCTAACGCGTGACGAAATTGAAGTGTTACATACATACAACGAACATGACGTTATAGCCACAATTTGGTTTTACGTTCGGTCATTGACACAAATTAAACTACGTGAAGAATTATCTGTAACGTTCGGTAAAAACTTCCTGAACCATTCTAACACTAAAATGGGCGGTGATATCCTCATTCACGAGTGTGAAAAAGCAGGTATTAAATTCTTTGACCAAGTTGGACGTGCTAAACATAAGCGCCAAACGATACGTCCATCGATTAACCTCGCTGAGTGTATTTTCCCATATGTTAAATTTGAGCGACCAGAGTTCGAAGCGGTTCGCGCGTATTTAGCCAGTAAGACAATCACCGAAACGAAAGGTGTATTTAAAGGACCAAACGCCGACGTTAACGGTCTTAAATATTATTTCGGCACTGGCGGCATTCATGCTAGCGTTGAGGCTCGTGTGTTCGAGTCAAACGCCACGCACCAGATAATTGATGTCGATGTCGCGTCGTTCTATCCGAACTTAGCGATTAAGAACCGTCTTTACGCTGAACATTTGGGTGAAGCGTTTTGTGATGCTTACGAGGGCGTCTATCACACCCGTAAAACCTACGCCAAAGGCACCGCCGAAAACAACGCGTACAAAGAAGCATTAAACGCTAACTATGGTAACAGTAACAATGCGTTCAGTGTGTTTCTTGACCCTAAGTTCACGATGAGCATTACGCTTAACGGTCAGTTGTTACTGTGTATGCTCGTTGAACAAATGATTAAAATACCGGGTCTTGAAATGATCCAAGCCAATACGGACGGCATAACGTATTTTTGCCCACGTGAATACATTGAACACACTCGAGCGTTGTGTAAGTGGTGGGAAGGTTTGACGTGTTTGGTACTTGAAGAAGCACAGTATAGTCGCATGTTCATTCGTGACGTTAACTCGTATATCGCCGAGTATGAGGGTGGTAAATTAAAACGTATCGGCGCGTATGCTCACGAGCGCATGGATCAGAACCCCGGTACACGTGAAGTACCCTACGGTAAAGACCCGTCACAACTCGTCATTGCCAAAGCAGCCGAAGCAGCGCTGGTTCGCGGTGTGGATATTCGCGAGTTTATAACGAACCACGACGACGATTATGATTTTATGTGTCGCGCCAAGGTGCCACGTTCGAACCGTCTTGTTATGCGTTGGGCCGAATATGACAACGCGGAAATACCACTCGCCACGATTATACGTTATTACGTGTCGAACAGTGGCGGAACGCTTCATAAAATCGCACCACCAACGGGTGAACCTGGCACATGGAAACGAGCCGCTAAAGTGAGTGACGCAACGTTCAAAGCGGTAATGGCTGAACTAGACGGAATGAACGACGGGTTTACCGATGAAGACGCTAACGGTGTCATTCACGACGAACGTATTCACACGAAGAATAAGTCGAAACACGATAAACGCGAAATGGGCATTTGTGTCGGTTGGCGTGTGACTGACTGTTCGAACGTGGCGAACTTTGACCGCTCAACAGTTAATTACGACTATTACGTCGAACAAGCTGAGAAATTAGTTAAACCACTCGTACAAGGGATAAAATGATGAGCCGCGAAAAGTCACGTGTCGAATTTGAAAAGGCAGCTAGTAAAAAAGGATATTGTTTCGATGTTGACGACGTCGGACGGTATGAGGACACTTTTCTACAGGAAGCGTGGGAAATATTCAGTTTAATTAATTTACGCTCGCTCTTGACGGGTTTGTCAAAGTAGAGTACTGTTACATCTAACGAAGCGCTTCACATCGGGGCGCTAATTTAACGAGGTGATGTGTGATGGTTAAAGTTAGAATTTTAAATGACGGTGGGTTTGGTTTATCAGATGTAGATTTTCCTGTAGTCGTCAACGCAACCCCTAGAAAAGTTTGGAATGACATTATCGGTTTTGATGTTGACCGTAGTGAGTTCGGTGATGTTCAATCTGTAGGTGTTAAGTTGTATTTTTCAATGATGCTCGGTGAATGTGAGGTGTTAGACGATGAGCAATTGTAAAATAGTCGACGTTCAAGTTGAACACACGGACGAAACACGAACGCTATGTGACCGTATCGAAGCGTTTGAAGAACTCGACGCGTATGTGTACGTGCTTGAACGATGTGACTTTGACCGTGGCGTTACGGGTGCGTTACTTGAAAACCCCGTCACGTTACTTGAAAATATTAAACGCTGCGTTGAGTCAAAGTGCAGCACCGAAATGACACGAACAATTTTATTAGAAGGATTAGTATAATGATGAAACTAAAAGCTGTACCAAAAAACGATAGATTGAATCGTTGGTGCATTCTCGACATGAGCGCGAGTGGAAAGGGTAAACCTGTGATTGCAGATAACATTCGTACTGAGAAAATAGCTGTACTATTAGCCTCGTCACTTGAGTTACAGAACCTAACGTTAGCGATGGGTGAACGCATCGAAGCGCTCGAAGCGGCACTTACCGAAGCGCATCGTGTAATACTTCACGAGCTCGATTCGGGTCGCACGCCTTACCTGTTGAAAGCTGAAAACGACGGTAAGGGTTTGGGATATCTTGAAGATACGTTGAGTGGAATCACTCGCTAGATCTATGACTCATCACTTTAATTAATTCAATGCGTAACGCCTCGTGTGCTTGCGCATTTTGCGTTAGTTCAGCTTGCATTTGTTCGCGTTGAAGTTGTAACGCTTCTTGATGATGTCGCTCAACAATGTCACGGTTTTTACGCTCGGAACGTATCTTAAAATAGATACCGACCAACAACGACACGAGTGATAACGTCAAACCGATAATCACGGCGTTCTCGTTAATCCAACCTACCGCACCACTAGCTGTCGTCGCGACGGCGATCCCTCCCGAGCTTGTAATCCCCACATTGCCGACATTTTGTGTGTGAACGCTCATGCTCTTGTAACCCTTTGTAAATTGACCAACCAAGCGCGAATATCTGAATGATGATCACGATAAGCAAGCCGTATTGTTGGAAAAATTGCGATAAGTTGACACCCCACCAGTCCATAGATAGTAGCCTCGTAGTTGTTGTAAATGAGTATATGCATTCCGTGCGCTACATCGTACGCTAATGCTGCATACGCTACGAGTGTGACAAGTAATATTATCGAATGATAGAAACCTAACGTAGTGCGTGGAATACACAAAACAACAGCACCGACAAACGTAACGGTCGGGACGAGTTTGTATAACATCGGGTCTTCATTACTGAGTACACACGTCAACACAAAGTTTATGACCGTGACGACACATAATGTTAACCACTCGATTCGAGACGGGCGATAAATCGCCAACACCCCGAAAAGGATAGCGCACAACGCTAGGTATAACACTTACTTGGTTTTCTTCGGTTTACTGGTGTCGCGTTGCTGTTGCTTAACGGGTAAAGTCTGTTTGCTTGATACGGGCATGGTAATTACTCCAAGTGTGGGTTTATGTTACTATATGTTCAATAATAACACATATTAGGCGGACATATGAACAACAAATTAATTGGCGGGGCGTTATTGGCCGCTGTCGCGCTTGTCGCAGCTAACGAAGGGTTACGTACTGAATCGTATCCTGACGTTGGCGGGGTGTGGACGGACTGTTACGGGCGAACCAAAGGCGTTAAACCTGGTACGACCGCGACGATTGAAGAATGCGACACGGCATTGATGAGAGAACTAATCGAACACGCCAAACCGCTCGAACGCTTACCGTATCAGTTACCCGACAATGTGATTATAGCGTGGGCTGACTTCTGTTATAACGTGGGTGTCGGCGCGTGTAGTAATTCCACGGGTTACAAGATGCTTGAACGCGGCGACATTAACGGCGCGTGTGCTCAATTGTTACGTTGGAAATACGTCGATAAGAAAGATTGTTCGATACGAGCCAACGGGTGTTATGGGATATGGAAAAGACGGCTCGTAGAGAACCGTCTTTGTGTTGGGGGTTAGTTAACAGGTATAGAGATACCATCTAACATGACGTAACCGCCCTGGAAGTTGGATATTCCTGCAACTGTAAACTGACCATTTGTAGAGTTAACGTCAATTTTAGATTGAACTAACGCAAATCCAGATGTTTCAGCAACTGCTTGGTTCTGCGAAGACTCAACAAATAAAGAAGCGCTCAACGTAAAAGGATTAGTATTAGCAGCAGGGGGGGTCAATCTTCCTTGTAAATGAATTTTACCACCATATTGAATTACCTTAAACGCCTTAAACCCTGAAATAACTTTTTCAGTCCATCCGTTGATTAAGTTTGCAGCAGTAGCAATAACATTAAGTGATGAGTAATACTTAGCTCTGTCAATATTTCCGAATTTTAATAACTCAGGGTTTAAATCTCCTGCCGTTCTTTGTATTACACTTGTTCCAGAGAATGAGCCTATTGATGTGTCAACAGTAAACTTTCCATGAGTATAATCACCGTTTAATGTAAATTTAGTATTTGCGTCTGCACCAACCAACACAACAGTCCAATCACCTAGTGACGTCGATTTATTTGCAGAACCCATAACTAGAGGGTTATTTACGTTAACCGCTCTAGCTTTGTTGATTGTCAAAAACCTAAATTGATCCCCAACGTTTAGCCCTGTACCTACAACACCATCCATGTGCAAGTTATCAATGTAACAGCTATCAATTACACCAGAACCAGACGTCCTAATTGCTTTAACTGAGTTCTTCATTGTCAAATTTGTGACTACGATTTCAGTAGTGGGGTTTGTTATACTAGTCTGATATACCACTCCGCCGCACTTTATTGGTGTACCATCTAGAGTATACTGGTCAGCCGTCAAATTTTTAACATAATTACGTTTACACGTATTAGCGTCATCAGATTTAAAAATCACACACTCGTCGTTTGCTGTGGTATTACCGCCACCCCTAGCTATAATCGTGTCAGCAAACAAATCCTCACACTTGCTGACAAAGCAGTGCGTGCCTCCTATCGCTTCGGTGTAGCCGATATTAACAAACTGGCCGTTTTCAGCCAATGTCGAATGTTTTAATGTTGCTGAGTTTCCTACAACTGGTTCAGCTATTAAACTGATTACATTGTCCCACGTTAAGTTTTTAATCTTAGGTTGCGGGTTAGGATAATCAGTATTAGCGCAAGGTACAAAACCCTCACCGTAAACACCAGCGTATACGTTAGCAACTACATTAGTGCCGAAATCAATGCCTAAGTCGTAACATTCAAATCCGTCAGCTAAGTTAAACAAAGTACCTTGTAGTACAGTGCCATTCTCAAGCTGTCTACCGTCAGAGCTAAGGTTAGGCATTTTAGCGCCATTGATTTTTAAGCCTTTAGCTGTATTACCAACAAACGGCCCCGCCCCAAGGTTGAAATTATGAGAATACGCATCTTTCAAGCTGTAATTTTCAGCTTCTAGATTTAGCGTAATATATTCCAACCCAAGAACTCGAATATCAATTAATAGATTGCGTACAGCTAATGGGTCGGACGCCGCCCCAACTTGGTCAGCGTGAATAACTCCATTATGGATTAACTTTGCACGCTTTCCATCATTTAGGATTATGTAAAGATTAGATGCGTTTCCAGCAGATCCAGCTGACAAAATTTCATACCTCGCCGCACCTTTGTCGCCGTTTGTAAAACTTTTAGTGAACACCGTGTTACCTATCACATGGTTACCATAAGCGATCATATCTGAAACGTTTGAAAATGTTTTTTCAAACGTTCTATGTAGTGCTTTTAACCGTTGCGATACTAAAACAGTGTCAGCCAACCCACTTGGTGTGACACCCACCTCGGCGAATAACGCGGCGTCAAAACCTGCGTAGTCGTTACCCCAAGCGGCGTCTAATGGTGTACCGTCTTTAGCTCCAGGTACAGATTCGTTTTTAATCGAACCGTTTGGATAATTCGTGTCACCTACGTTGGCACGTGGTGCAAACTTGTCGTAAATTTTAATTGCCATGTGTGGTTATGCTCCGAAGTAGAAACCAAAGTTAGCTCGTGTGTCGCCCCAACCGAACGCACCACCGAATTGTGTAATCGCCGTTTCTTCCGTGTAACCCAAGAATAGCACACCTTGAGGTCGCGGAACAACGTCGAACGAGTTAAAAACAAACCTTTCAATATCTGTCAATTCTGAACCGAATGATACACTCATTGTCATGTTTTCGTGGTCAATGACTTGAATGTTATTCGATGACGTAATATAACTTAACGCACCAGCAACGCCGTCGAGGGTTGCCTCTGAATTGTTCTTTGCTATTTTAGCACGAATTAGCACGCGGAATATAGCGTCACTCACTTCGTCACTTAGAACGGCACCCACTGATTCGAATTGTGAGTCAACACCGCCGAATTGTGGAGCGAGCCCGTCACCTCCGAAATACGTGTCTGGGTTGAACACAATGAATGACTCAAAACCTCGGTCAATGACCACAATCCGACCAATGACGTCAAGTTGAGCGCCAACCGCAGCGTCGATGTCGTATGTATTACGCACCAATTCGTAAGCTGAACTAATTTCATCGCCCAGCGACGGAGTGATATTATACCATTGAACAGCTTTCGGTTTGTCGGCGTATTGTGCGTATATCCGATTGTTAGGCATTGATCACCACCGTGATATTCCCCGATGTCCACCGCGACAATTCATTAAAGTCGATAGCGACTTGACCGCTTGTTAACGTGTTAACCGTTAGGTTAGTCACGTATGCGTTACCATATGTTCCAATCACTTGGTTAATCGGCGTGTACATGCGCGACACGGGGACTTCTTCGCCGATGTCGAAACCTAATACGTTAAATCCACATTCAGCAGCTACGAGGTCGCCCGCTGCGTAATTCAGTATTGCAGCAACGATTAGGTCGTTCGCGTTACCCGGCAACGACCCATCGTTTTGAATAGTGACGTTAATCGTCATGTCGACATAAACTGGTCTACTGAACGTAATGTCGCGGGCGTTGGTGATATATTTATCATAAACACCGTTAACCGTTACACTCGTGCCGGCGGCGTGTAATTTACAACCGGGGTTCTTTTTACGGAATATTGCGAGCGCTACGTCAGCATCCGTCCCACCATCTACAATTGGCGCGACACTGTGTTCAGGTAATCCGTTAGCGTCCGTAACGTCCGTGTCGTTTTCAAGCACGATAGCGCGTCTAACACCATCAACGGCGAATATCTCACCGAGCATGTTATCAACTTGATTCGAACCAGGTCGAGCGACCGCTTTTGCACGTTCTAATCGCAACGATGAGTTATTCTGTACGTTTGTTCCAGGTGTGGCAACCGTGGCGTTCGTGACACCTTGCCAACCGCCAACAGTCGATACGATACGAGTTAACGTTCCGATACTCGCTTGCGTCGCGCCGTTACTGGTACATGTGGCGTTGACCGTTACAGTACCACCGACGCCAATCGTAGCGTTAATGTCAGTAGCCCACTGAGAACCGTCAACGCTTGACTCAATCAGTTTACCCGCGATGATAACCGTACCCGCTACACCACTGAGCGTTAATTCCACATTGCTCGGGGTGCCTTGGCTGCGTATCGTACCGGTAAGTGAACAGATCACATCTAGGTCGTAATCTTTCGCTTTGTTTGGGTCTTTCGAGTTATACGCCCGTTGGCCAATCTCGTCTAGGTTCGCCCATATCTCAGCGTCTGATGATAATTTCAGGCCGTCAGGTGTGGACGCGTCAAGGTTCCAATTTGCGTCGATATCTAAATATAATTGGCGCTCTTGAGCGTACCAATCGTTTTGCGTCTTTAATACGTAGCCCGTCGACGTTATATTAGCCATTTGTCACTGTTAACTCCGTGTTGCCGTATGTCGTTAGTATACCAGCGTTGACGCTGTACACGCGAGTATTGATGTCGAAATCAGTGCTAAACGACGTCAAACGAACAACGCCCTCGGTGCGTATGATACGACTTTTAATGATCGCTTCTTTACTCGATAGCGTTCCCGCTTTACCGAGTATCGACTCCCACCATGGCGTGCCGTCGGTGATGTCGCGGAAATTCTCACCGAGGAATAAACGTAAACGTGTCTTAACGGTTTGTGCTATTTCCTCGACTTCTGTCGTGAATTGCACACCGCTAGTAACGATGTCACCCGTTTCGGGGTCGATTAGTCTCACTGTCATGATGGATTACCCGATGATTCAGTCACAGGCGTTGTACCTGCTTTATATGTTCCAGCTGTGTGTTTGTGGTCGTCGCCAACGTTAACGCCGTTATGTGTGAATGACGGCGATTGAACGTTAAACGATGTGAAGTCACCTTGAAAACCACCCGCCGCGCTAATGGTTAACGACCCGTTTGAATTGGTCGCTGTAATCGTGCCGTCTTTCTTCAACCAGATAAAATGTGATCCGTCTTTGTTACGGATGCGAATACCGTCGTTACCGAACGTTGTGATCACATTGGGTTGTGAACGGACGCCAGGTATAAAAACCGCGTCACTCATGTCGTGAAAACGTAATATGGGATTGTTACCGACACCACCAGTTGTTTTCCAACCATCGATACAACGTTGCGAGAAAAGTATTACACCTTCGTCACCCACGTTAATTTCGTATTCGAGGAAGAACTCAGCACCGCCGCCAAAATGGACAGGTACTTCGATTAGTGGCGTGGGTGTAAATAGTTTACCGTTGACGTCCTTACGGACAACTCCGATTTGTATTTGGGCGTGTTGAGTCGACGGGTCAAATGCTATGACATGACCCGGTATTGACGTCGCAACGTTTTTCATCATTTCAAAAAACGAGCGTTTCGTATATTCAGTAAACGATGCAGTATTCATATCGTCAAGTGTAACACAAAAAAAAGCCCTCACATAGAGGGCAAATAACGAGGAATTTGGCGGAAATAATAGGACTCGAACCTATAGGTCGATTTCTCGACGACGAGTTAGCAACCCGTTGCAATACCATTATGCGATATTTCCTTAATTTAATGTGCCTCACTGCTCTTGAGGTTAATGTTATTCGCTCTTATTGCTGGCCACATTAGGCGCGTCGCAGATTCCATTACATGTTTTACAATAGGGGGAACTCATACCCGATTGAATTAGTATTACCCCTATCGACTTGCTCAGTTAAGTATGGGTCGATTCGAGGATTTTAACGTCAGCTTAACGTCTTTTTAATTTCAACTTCGCACTTAAGGTAGCGTATCACCCGTTTATCTATCGCGGCTCTTTTATAGTCAGGGTAGCGAGTACAGTTTTCTCTGTAATGCCCTCGTTAAAATCAACGTTCTGGACTTGGTTTGCCTCGGTTACGTCTAACACGACGTTACGTGGCTGCAAGGTGTCTGTGCCTTGCCACATGCGGACCACCTCCAGTTATGGAATGAACCATCGAATGTGATTGCAGGATTTGAACCTGCGTCCCCGCCTCGCGAGCGGATATCTAGGCCAACTGAAAATAAATCACATTGTTAAAGAATCTTCCGATTGAGCTGTTCATCAATTCGTAGCATGGCGAGGGCTTATAAGCTGCTCCCAACTTTAAAGAGTCTTAACAATATAATAAACCGCGTGTGCGGTAACGGCTCTTTGCCAGTCAAGATTTTAAAACACCAACAACAGTCGGTTAATGTTCACCACGTGTGCGGTAACTTGTCGGGTTGGTGGTCGTGACATTTATCGACTCGATGACGATAGGCGTGTTGTGAGCGACGCCTCGTTTTACCTGCTTACCCGTAACAGCTTACCATACTCATCTCGCTGTTTACACCCGCACCGTATCGCTACACCGAGTGGGCTCTCGTTCATCTGATTACAGTATCGTCACTACTGTGTCACCAACGAGTACGATATTATACATTAATGACTATGGTGTCAACTCTTTATATCCTGTTATTTTAGTCGACCAAGCGTCGCCCCACGTGTCACCCGTATGCGTAAGGCGAAATATTTTATATTCACCGACACCAGCCGATTTGGGTATGTCCACAAAATACAGGTTGCTAAAGTTGAAAGTGGCCAAATCCGACTCGATGCGATACATACCACCAATGTGCAGTTTGGGATTTAAACGAACCGTTACGTCGACGCCGACTTCGGTGATTTCGGGTATACCTTCCATCCCCGTGAACTGTGACACGACTTGTACTTCACCTTGACGCGAATAACCTTTACGTACCACGACCATTCGTTCATTTTCAATCACGTAATCAAAGTTATGCGCTTGTGCTAACTCGTCCATGTACACACGTGGGTCGCCGCTGAGAGCATAACCAAACGCATACGGGTCAATATCTGCAAATTGCGCATCGTCCATTATGATAGGGTAACCCATAGCCGTAACACACGATCGTATAATATCAGTCACTTTAGCGTTTTTACCGAGCGTTTCATTTATCTGTGTTTGGTTATCAACAAGTTTACCGCCACGACAAATTAATCGTGTTATCGTATCCGGTCCAACTCGCTCGCGTAGAACGTTGTTAATCGTGCCTGTGAACAACGTGTCGATTGAATCGGTATAACCACCACGGAACGACATTACAGTACCACGAGGGAACGCCTTATTCGCTGTATCCGTACTGAGGTTATATAACGCTACATCGGCGTAACTCGTATAGCCGCCAAAGTCGTGTAATATCTCAAATGTGCACTTGAACTGACGCCCTTCTGTTTCCTCGATAAACGGTTCACCGTCAAGCGTCATCGACCAACGTCGGTTATTATAACTACTCATCGTCAGACACCCACACTAAACGATTATCAGTCCCCAGGTTATCGAGCGTTACCGCCGCACCTGTGAAAACTAATCGACCAATACCCGCGTTATAATTATCAGTGTTCACCGCGTTCGGTTCGAGCATAGCGCCCGATATAAGCGTCACGCCTTCGCGCGTTATGTCCACGCTCCACGACGGACCAGCTACGGTAATGTAATTAACAATAAACGTGAGTAAGTTATCACCTAACTGAATGTTAAACTGTTGATGCGCATTGCTCGCACCGTTGAGTAATGGAACGGTTATCATACTATTACCCCGTTTGTAGCTGTGATTGATGACGGTAACGGGTAGAGCCCTTTAATCTCACCACGGTTCGTTAATGCGCTCGCTTGCGATACGCTCGGGTCATTAGCGTTAAGTATTGCCGTACTCGGTTGGTTTTTACGTAGCACAGTGGTCAACACGTTATATTCTTGTAAATCCGCTTCGAATATCAAACCGTTCTCATTTGACGGGTCTTTGGTGCGACGTAAATTTACAATAACCATATTGGTTAATTGCACGTCACCCGTGTCGACGTCGAATGGTTCACCCGTGGTCATCAACGTGATTAGAAAGTCAAGCGTTGAACTCGCACGCGTCTCGGAACTACCCGCGAGGAAACCCGCCGACAAACCCGCTACAGTAGAAGCGATGCCAGAATTACCGATAAAATTACTCGTAGCGCCACCAACAAAATCAGTTAAACCCGCTTTCAATGGTGTGTTACTAATTGCGCCAACGATAGACCAACGAAACGGATTAACGATGCGGTGATCACTTACTCGTGCTCCAAGTTCAATCGTGTAACCGGTTAAGTCCACACTTGCTTCAAACGTATCTTCGAGAACCGCGTCAAACTCGTAACCCGCCATGGTCGGCGCGTTCGGTGTGAATATACTTAATAATGACACATTAACCCCCAGTGTTTGACGATATGTCGTCGATTGCAGTTTGCGCCATACCATCAACGATCTTAACTGTCCGTCTGTCAAGTACCGAACCGTCAAGGTTCAGTGATATGTTAACGTTAGACTGTATCGGTTGATTCGTCGTTGTTTTATATTTTTGCGTCATTGATGAAGTCGATGCGTCTTGTTCAATCATTCGAGGCGCGAACGGATCGGGTTGACTCGCAAACGGATTAGATAATTGAAGGTCAAAGAGGTTATTAAATGGCGTCGTTAACCAATCTGGTAAAAATGGGTCATCATCGGGTATCGGATACGAATAACGTCTCGGGCCTTCTGATACACCTGCGCTCACATCTATACTATGTAGCATGTCCATTACCCGCGCGGCTTGGTTTGATGTTGGGTTGCCAAATAAAAACGAAGTGCCCGCACCGATATCTTTGATTAATTCTTGACGATTCTCGCCAAACCATCCGTTAATCTGTTTGGTGATATCATTAATAACAGGTAATAAATCAGCACTTATCGCGTTGGCCACTCCTTTGATGTTAGCTGACGCTTCGACCCATTGACGGTTAATCTCTGCGGCGTCGTCGGTCATTTGACCTGTTAACGGCTGGATGTTGCGATACTTACTAACCAGACCTTCAACGGCGTCACGACCTTGTGATAATAGTCGGATACTCGACTCATCTAGCCCGAGCGCTTCGGCTGCGTTAATTCGTTGCTGGTTGTTCATGCTACGAAACGAATCGGCAAGCGCCAGGTAAGCATCTGTTGCGTTGTTCGCGTTGGCGATAACGTTTGGGTCAAGTCCAGCTTTGCCGGCTGGCGCGAAGAATCCCACATCGCCGACACGGATACGCGCGCGCGCCCGTTCAATCGATTCGATTTGATTCATGAATGATTCGAGCGTACCGCCCTCGGTGGCCAGTGCGTTACCGAAAGCTTGTATTTCGTTGGCATTCACACCGAACACTTGCGAGAATTTACCGAGCATATCGGCACTTGATGCGAAATCAGAGGTTAACGACTTGAGGCCGAAACCACCCGCGACGACCGCCCCGAGTTGTAGTGCTTTCGACTTTATCGTGTCGATGCCACCTTCGATCTGTTTCGCCGACTTCTTATCGTAATCAAAACCGATACCGACTAAAAAGCTTGATATAACGTTAGACATTAATAGTCACCCCGTGTGAATAATATCCACAGTATAACACCGCCCCGAGATATTTAAAAATAATTGAGTCGTAACGCTTGACACAACCGTCAATAGTGTTAATATGACGTATCAACAACGAAACGGAGTAAACGACATGACAACATTAATCAATCAAGTAGCTAATAAATTCAACGGTATTACAGCATTTAGCGACACTGTTGTTTTCTCATTTGGCGAAGATGATTATTGTTTGACGGACGGTACAATCTACGCGATGGACGACGACGGTAAATTTTTACCAGGTTTTAAAAAGGTTAAAGGTTTATTAGCTGTTGAACATTTCATCGCTGCTCGTTGCGACTAACATCAATCAAAAGCGCCCCACGGGGCGCAACGGAGTAAACCATGGGTCAATTATCTAATTTACGTACCGCGCTATCGTTTTGGCGCACATATGCAACGGTCATCACGACTGTGGCATTTATTATTGGTGGCTGCGCTATCGGTCTAGTGTTTGAAGTTTTACGTCTACGTGACGTCATTGGGGGTGTGTTATGAGTAAAACAGTAGCCGACGCGGTTAAGCATTACGGTACGTGGCCGGAACGCTCGTATGATAAAAACTGGGTAGTGTATCGAAAGGTCGGAACGTTTGACATGTGGAGTCTGTGGGGTGACGAACCGTTAAGTTCCACATGGCAACGGGTGTGTAATCGCGAGCAGTTCGAACAGTATGTTAATCGTAAACCTTACGAGTTCGACGACCATGTTAGTGACGCGGTTAAAAATATGTCCGCCGGTGTTCGTGAGTTTTACAAAGACGGACAACGGTCTAACGAAGGTGCAGCGAACCCGTATGATAGAAAACATCAGGTTCGAGCGTTTCACGGTTGGTCGGCTGGTTATTGTGATAAATGGAGAGTATTACCAAAATGATAGGACACGGAAGCAAGAAAGGCATGACGTGCGCTAAACTCGATGCGCTACGTGACACTAGTAAAGTCGTTACGGATTACGACGGTTGTGAATACATCACAGCGGGTAAAGAGTACGATTTGATTGGTGGTCGGTGGGAGATTACATGTGATACTGGCGACATAGTAATAGTTCGACATGTCGGTCACCTGTCATCGCACCTAAATTACGTTGGTGTATGGTACCACCCATTACGTACTTAATAAAACGCCTCGTAGCTTTACAGTCACGAGGCGTTATTCTATCTAGCGTGTGCAGCAATGTACGCGTTTTTGAGCTCGTCCATCGTTAAATGAAACCGCTCTACATCACCCAACGAGTACGTACCGTCGTTGAGTTCAGCCCATGTGCAGAGTGGCGGACAAATACCCACCATTCCCACACATGGTCGCATAAAATACCATTCGACTTTTTCGTCTACTTCACTTGTGGTTTTGCTCGACGCTCGGCGTTTCCGGTGTCGAGCCATGTAAAAAAATCGTTAAGGTTATATGCGACAACTTCGGCCACTAACTGAAAATAGCCCATCATGCCACCTTGGAACGACTTTAAATCAATCTTGTCGGTCGTACCAGCTACGAAAGCTTGACGTAGAACAAGACTAGCCACTTCGTCAAATGTCGACTCAGGCAATGTGATCAACGCACCAACTAACAATGGCGTGTTGATTGGTTCCTGACCCGCTGCGCTATGTAACGCAATTTTACCACCGAGTAGTAACATCAGTTTTTTTTGGTCAACGGCTGACGCTTGCGCGATGTTGTACGTGTTTTCGTTTACTGTAAAGGCCCGTGTTTGTGACATGATATTTATCCTTTGGTTCCGTTCCAGACGTTGAACTCACAATCGTATTGATCGTCAGTAATCGTTGAACCGCCGCGACCGGTTGACGCATCGTTAATGATTGCACCTTCCGTTCCGATAGCCGCTTCAAGTGTGCCAATTTGCGTTTTGGTCACAGTGATGTTAGCGCCTGAATTAAACAGACCTTGCATATATGCGCTGTCCGGTGAACCAGGGTTCAAGTATAACGACACGGCACGACCAGGGTTAATACGATTCAAACGAACCGCGTTACCACCTTGGCCGCGACGAATTTGCGTTTTGGCGTCGATAGGCGCGTCGGTGTACGGCGTCGCTGTTTCGCCCCAATCGCTGATAACACGACCGTTGACCGTTACGACGAATAAATCTGTACTAAAATTAGCGATAGACATTTAATGTCCCCTTATTAATAAACGTCGATATCAACGGGTGCTGAATGGATAGCGCCCTTACGGAAGATACGGATTCGGATCGGCGCTGATTTACGCGCGTCACGGTCGGTGTCGGTTAAGTTTAAAATCTCGTCCGGTGTGGTCAAAATCTCATAACCTACGGTATACTTTGTCAAACCGTCGTCAGGGTCGATGTAATTACGTGGACCTAAATAACCGTTCGAAATGTAAAGCTCACACTGGGCTTTAGCCGCACCGAGTAACACCGATTGACCAACAGGGTCTTGACCTAGTTTAGTCGTTTGGTTAAATACCGTGTTGTACAACTCGACACCCATCGCATTCGTAAACGCTGATAAGTTGATCACGTCGTCCATAAATTCGCCGTATGAGCTATGTGACCACGTGTTAATAACACGTCCCGCATCGGTCGAACCTTTGTTCTCTACTTGCGTGTAGAACATCGCTTTGTTAGTTGGTAAACGCATGTTAGCGTATTCTGTACCGGTTAAACTTTCGCCAGCAACGCCGCTTAATACTTTACCTTCACCGGTAATTGTCGAGTTTGCCGCACTGTAATTTACTTTAGCGAACGGTACACACAATTTAATACCAGCATACGCGTCGGTCGCGTGAGGGAACGTACCCGCGAAACGTATACCGCTAGATGTTAGATTCTGCGCTATGTTACCTGCGTCATTGGCACGAATAGCCGTAGCGCTCGCGCCAGTTTGACAGTTTTGGAACCACGATTCGTTGTCGTTACACCACTGCGCAATCGCTTCGGCGTCAGTCAATGAAGCGTATACTGGAGCCGTCACGAATGTGAAGAACCACCAAAATTCATTACGTGCTTTATTGAGTGTAGTCGCCCACGTTGCGTCCGCGTCAGCAGTCGCCCAAATAGTCAACGAGTTCATGCGAGGCGTACCAGATAACCAGTAACGGGCCATTTTATACGTTTCGGTTGTGTCTGCGAAATCCACAGATAGATCCGTTAAAGTCGTGTAGACGCGACGGGTATCGACAGCGAAGCCGACAGGTAATTCCGATTCTGGTGCGAAGCCGCACGCCGAACCGAAGTTAGCATTTCCGAGTCCCTGCGGTGAAATCCGCACGTTAATCGGAACAATATTATCAATATTGTAAGACATTAGTTAAATCTCCTGATTGCAATCGCTCATAGTATACCACGCGGTTGATAATTTAAAAATAATTACGTTGCAACGCTTGACACAACCGTCAATAGTAATATAATGACAGGTAACGACGAGGATTAGCCTTGTTGCGTTAATGAAAGGTGGTTATTATGTCGTCAGTCTATACCGACGAGTTCAAGAAAGAACTCGGTGAATTAATGATTAAATACAACGTAGCTATCATAGCTAAATCAAACAAACACAGCGACGATTTAAGTATTGAAATAGGTTTTCAATTTGGAATACATAATAAATGGGTAGGTCGACATCACTTTACAGCATACGATATTAACGATGTAAAGAGTTAATCATTAGTCAAATTTAACGCCCGTAACTAGGGCGTTTCAATCACTCCACTCGCTACAATCTCACCGCTCGTCTCGTATTCTACGCTATAACTTGCCGACTCGATGTTGTTGATCACAACCGGGTCGCGCGTCTCGTACATTAAATACAAATAAACTTGTGCACGTTGCTCAGGATTCCCTGATTGCAACCGTGTGAGGTTATTCGGCGCACTGGTACGATTCCAACCGAGTTTATTTTTAAACAGCGTAGCGCTCACGTCGGGTCGCTTGTTGCATTGTAACAGACGTTCGACACGACTCACCGCGTCAACTCCACGAAACACGTTAACCGATACTTCAACGATAATCTGAGCACGTACTTCAACGTCAATCGACTGAGGCGTAGCGCTCGTGTTGCGATATATGTTCGCTTGGCCACGTTGATTAATTGATTGTTTCGGCTCGATGACGGCATACTCACCACTAGGCGACGGTAAACCCGAACCACTACTCGATACCTGGTCAGCAAGTATCACTTTCGAGATACCCGTAACGGACGCTACGATTGGTCGAATGATATTAAATATCTCTACGCGATTCATACCAATAGTTCCGCAATAAGTTTACCGGCTTTGGATCTTGACCCAACCACGTCGACTAAACCTTTCAGACCTTTAGTCTTTAAAGACGCGTCGACTTCTTTCGCGACTTTTATAGCTTCTGTTTTATTAGACTCTGATAACTCAGTGAACGCCTTGGCCACTTTCGGCGACGCCCATGTTCTGGTTCCAGCAGCTAACGACGGGTGATTACCTAGCATTTCGGCAGCAATATAACCTATGTTCTTAATACCGGTACTTTTTGAGCTATTAAACGCCTCGCTCGTTTTGGTACTTTCAGATTTCATAGCACCGAGGGTTTTAATAATTCTAGCCTCGCTCGCTTTCTGTGACTCCACATGTTTTTGTAACGAACTCATTTCACGTTCGTTCGATTTTTCCATGCGTGATTGATTTCTTCCGCTTCTACCGGTTACAAACCACGACGGGTTATTTGCCGCGGTTGATGCGCTTTGTTCTATAAACTTCTTTTGAGATTCTAAGTGAGCTTCGATTAATTCGCCAGCTTTAGACCGTTGTTCTGGTGTCTCTAATAATGATTTATATGATTTTATGTTTTTAATTATACTTTCACTAATGGTTTTTAATTCGGCGTTAAAATCACGACCTCGACCCATGTGTGTGGCGCGATTGTAAGTGTTTTCAGTAGAACTACTTATCTTCGGAATTTTAACATCTACTTCACCACTTTTTTCGCTACTACCCTTTCCCATTTCGTCAATCTTTTGACCGTTGAATTTACCACCCATACCGGCGAGGATTTCACCGCTTGCTGATATTTTAACCTTGGAACCTTTACGACCTTTGGCGTTATTTATTGTTATCCATCGTTCGTCGTTGACATGTTGAAGTAATACAGTGCTGTCAGTGTATGTCGTTCCCCACATATCAACGACCAAACCAGCGTTAAACGCGTCCATCACAAATTTATTCATTTATCGTCAATCCTCGACACGATGGCACGGCAATAATTGCGCCACCATCGGTTATCTAATTTGTGGCATTTCCACTGTTGGCCCGCGAACGTCCACAGGTCAGACTGTTGAATGCTCGCGTCGAGTCCGTCGTTGATGTAAACACGACGCGCATCGACAATACGTTCACCACCCTTTTCGAGCGTTTCGATTTCACGGTCAGTTGCTTGCTGTATGTTCACAGTGTGCGGTGTGACAGTTGTCGTGCCGTCTTGCCAAATGCCGTCAACGTAGTCGCCGCCAGTGAATGACGAACGTGTTGCAGGTATCGATACGAATACGGGGTCGATATGCCCCACCATGTCAAGTGACATAAATTATGGTCCTGTATAATCGCCGTTAATCAATATAGGTGGTTCACGGTCAATAAATCCGTCTTTCGACATTTTAGGTCGTGCGTCGTCGCGTTGTTTCATGGTTTTAAACCTATCATTTCAATACAGAATTTTGGACATAATGGTTCGAAACCGAGAATCACCAACGGTGCATTAATCCAAAATAGTAATCTAGGATGTTTAATTCTGTAATATATCTCTAATTTACTGGTCACCATGGTTACAAGCCCTCGTTTGGTTTACCGGATATGATTTTATACGTTACGCTTTGACGCAATGCGCCCGAGTCGATTAATGGATTTGATGAACCTTTCTTTTTAATCGTGCTTGCCGCGTTTGGTGGCGTGCGTAAATCCGTCATGTATTTTTGAACCTTACCGACCGCCACGACTCCGACTTTGTTCAATGCTTGGTCCATCGTGCCGCCGTCACTGAGTGTCTTTTCAATGATTGTCAGATATTCAGCGTTACCAGACGCGACGCCAGGGTTTAACCATGGGCGTGCTGGTATCTTGATAATGTGCGGACCAGTAACGCCTAATTCCATGTAACCACGGCCGGACTTGAGGAACCTCACATCGTTACGATCCGCCGCCGCTTTACTCGCGTAACCGTATGACGTGCCGCCGGGGTGAGTAATCTCCGAACCGAACTCATGCACGGCGCCTAATTGAGCGTTCGTGATGTCGTCCGACTCGTGATTCCCAGCGTCTTCATGTATTCCAACCGTCACGTATTTGTCAACCATCAACGCGCGTAACGCTTTTTGAATAGCGTCTCGTGATTGTTGAACGTTGGTCACGGTGACTTTAGGTTTGAACATGACGATACTCGTGATTAGTAATGACTCAATATTAACACAATTTAGGTGATGTGGTAATAACCCCGAACAAAAACGACTCAGGTAAATTTCAAGGTACTAAAACCATTTAAACAATCAATGACTTAACGTACTTACCTCTGTAACTCTACTTTCTATAACTGTAAGAATTATAAGTATGCATATAGTATATACAGTATAGATCATACATACATATACAGATAATATACAAGAATACTATAGGGAGTATTGAACTATACGGGGTTTGCAGCATAAACGAGGTAACTCTTTCTAATCAATACTTTACGCCACCTCAAACCGTGTGTCGTTAACTCAAAGTTCGGGTAAATTAATGATTGACAACAGCGTCAATAGTGATAGTATGTAAATCAGACGACGAGGATACGCTTCGTTGCGCTACGGGGAAATACGAAGATGGTAAAAACACTTAAAGGTTTGTTAACGATTGCTGCAAAAAAAGACATTCGTTATTATTTAAACGGTATTCATATCAAGTGTGGTGAAGACGGCATCGTTAAAATGGAAGCGTCTGACGGTCACAGTGGTATGATTTTAACGATTAAATCTGAAATGTTTAACGTTGAACCTAATACAGACGTGATTTTATGTGGTGTATCGCTCGCCAATTTACTTAAATTATTCGGACCAAAAGCGAAACCAACATTCAGTATCAGCAACGAGTTAGCTCGAATCGGTGAATATAAAGTTGAATTTATCGACGGTCGTTATCCTGATTTAGCGCGTGCCATGCGTTTATATAGTGGCGCGACTAGTACGTCGTGCAGTGAGATAGGTTTAAACTTCAATCATCTGGCTCGCGTATGTAAAGCGTGTGAACTTGTAGTACATGACCACACTTTCAAAGTTGGTAAGTTTACATTACGTGACGCTAGTGACTCGGTATTGATCACTCGTATATTCAATGAAGTCGATACGCTTCAAGTCGCGTTGATGCCTACACGTCTTTAATCGTAACACCCGACACGTTACGTTGCGTGTCGGGTCAACTTATTACACTGCTAACGCGCCCATAGCTGCGCGTCGTCGTAGCCTCAAATATTGAACACCGTACAAAGTCAACGACAGAAAATCATCAGAAGAATTTTGAATCTGGGTTATGCGAAAGCTAACCGACTCGTCACCGACCGATTTACCAGCGAGGTTAAGACGTGCCGCCGCGTTGATGTTTGACGGGTCTGTGGCGCCCGCTGCGGTGTTGTAAGTAATACTCAACAGGTGAGCAGCATATAAGAACACACCACGCCTCTTGAAGTTCTGACAGTCGTTGATATCCAATACCCCCCACCCACGACCACCACATTCGGGAAGCGCCTCGCAGAACGCTTCCGTGACCACATTATCAGGCCACATCGTTACGTTACTAAACGCAGGTTGAGCGCTTCGAAACGCTGTTATCATTTCCGGTGTTATTGGTTCGCTCATTTTATCGACCCTTGTGTAATCTAACGACGTGATATTCTTTGGCGTATATTGAAGTTGTTCCGTTACCGCTCGTCGCCCTAGGTAACCCACCGTTGGACATAAACGTAGCGCCACTATAGCCACCCATTAAACAGTTAAATGACTGTTCAACGTTAGCGCCTCGAACGAATAAATGACTCTCATCAAATAACCTTCCGAACGTGCCGCCGATGTTAATGCCTGCGTCGATATAACCACCATTTGGTGCTGTATTTTTAGCTTTGAATCGTACAAACCACAAGTAATAGTCGTCGACGTGTATCGGTCCGAATTTACTTGTTAAGCCGTCCCACATCGCGGCGGTAGCGTCGGAAGGTGTCTGTGTCGTGATGCTCGTCACCGCGTTGTTCGTTAACGTAGCGGTCGCACCTTCGACGATAACCTGCGGACTAGCTAGAGTGTGAACGCCGTCGACGAATATCGCCCAACCAGATTGACCGCTGATTATCCCGCCAACATCCGATGGAGTTAAACCAAAATCACCAATATTAAAACTCATAATTGTCCCTCTATCATAGTAAACTGTGCTGCGAATTGCATTGCTTCATCCCAAGTTAACAGCATCGGCGTTGACTCGCTTATGCCGTAACTAGCAGTCAATCCAATACCATCTAAATAATCTAAAAAGTATTGAGCTTTGTCCTTATGAAAATTAACTAAACGGTAATCTCCATATATAGCTGCGTCAGGCCATGACTTCTTAGCTAGTTCATTATCTTGATAGCCTTTCTCAGAAAGCGCCACAAATACATATAAGCCAGAGTTAAGCCATTCTGTTAATCGCATCATACTGACATCCACCCGGCTGGATTATAATTAAGTATTGATGCGCTAATAGTGCCAACAGTGGGAAGCTGAGCGCCTCCTTGTGATACTTTGTTTAATGGTATGAATCTATTACCAGCAGCACGAGTAAAGCTAAGATATCGCATTTTAGCGTTGATACTTCTCCCTGATGTATCTTTTAAACCAGCAATTGCTGCGATAGTACCTGATTTTGTTAACGTAACCTCAAGATCTCTAGCTACTAAATCAGTAGGGATTGGCGTTACATCACTAGCTATTGAAACCCCGCCAAGCTTAGCGGTGCAGCCTAATAGCCTGAATTTATTGCCGTCAACCCCAGTATCAACCGTGATAGTGAAATCCTCGCTACCTATAAAGCGGGAATAACTTGATCCCGTTATTGTATTTGGGGAGCAAATAACATTAACTGTAATCTTGTCACCTATTGCCACCGTAATTGGTGAAGATAGAACAAACTTACTTGTAAGTGAATCAAGTTGATATGCATAGCTAGTAACGCTCAATGTTGCGTTATTGCTTACAGTCGAACCTCCATCACCTGTAGCCGTTACATTAACAACAGCGCCATTATCTGCGGTAGTTGTTGTTAATGAGTAGCTAGCGCTATCAGTGCCGACGCCAGCGGCATTCTTTGACCATTGATAGCTTGTTGCGTTGTCAGCAGCAGCGGTAAATGTTGCCATTGCATATTCATCGACAGTTTGCGATTGTGGTTGCAGCGTAAATACTGGGATGGGTAGTATATTAGAGCCACCACCGAAAAATAATGGTCCGACTTCTGGCGGGTTATCCGCTAACCACGCCATATTACACCACCAATTTCACGTTGACGGCAGACGGTAACGTACTCCACGCCCACGCACCCGCATCGCCCGAGTCGTTTTTAGCCGTAATACCAGGTCGTAACAACGCCGAACCGCTTGTCGCCATGTTTGGTGACGTAGCGCCCGAATAAACACGAACGTCACCTGTGGTTATGTTCTGTACTGATATTTGCGTACCGACTGCGATACCTGTCGCAGCGTATAAATCCACGGGTGTTTTTGCTGGTAACTTTACGTTAGCTAATGTGTCTGACATTTTATGTACCCTTTTACAAAAACGGCCGCAATTAAGCAGCCGTAATAATGATTATGTTAGCGTCGACTACTCGTCGTGCGCTTCGAGTTTGGCAGCTAATGATTTAACTGTGTCACGCGAACCGACTTCAATGTCTTGAGCCTCACATAATGCGATTAAATCCGCTTTACTCATTAACTCATACGCTGACACCGCTTCAACTGGTGCGCTTGCGTCGTCTTCACATTCGACACGTAACGAACCGTCAGCGATTAGTGACTGAACGAATGCGTTATCGCACAAATCATTAGGCACTTCAACCGATGGGTTGTCACCTGGTTTGATTTGGTAAGTAACCACTCGTGCGCCGTTTTCGAACGCGCCATTAATCGTGATTAGTCGTGCAACTGTATTTTTTAATAACATGGTAAATAGCCCTCAGCCCGAGATTAGTAATAAGTCGCTTCGGTGTGGCGGGCCTTCCACATTGTCCCGAAGCAACTTAAAGTTTTACTAGTTTACAGTGAATCTCTGTAAGCACCAGAGAATACGTAACGCCATTCTACGCCGCTAACTTTGTATTCCGCAGGTACTAAGATATTCAGTCCTTTCATCTGTGGAGCAAGTGCGCGCCAAGGGATAGGGTTAACCATACCTAGGTTATCGTCGTTTAGCTCGTAAGCTAACATACGGTCCTTACCACCCACACCAGCACCTTTAAGTTGCAAACGTGGGAACACGCGTAACTGTTGACCGGTTGTAGTAGTGTACAAGTTATTAAGCATGAAGAACTGCATGATAGTTGTGTCAGTACCTATATCCATACGACGTGACGTTAAGATTGCGTAACGAGACGAATCAAGCGCTAATGCGTTTGGAATATGCGTGTTAGCTGAATCAATCCACACTTTGATTAACAACGAGTTCATGTCGTCGATAATTTCTTGACCTGTGGCAGTAGCCCAGTCAACAGTAGAGTTATCTAATGCTAAGTTAGGATTGTTAAACAAACCTGTCATACCGCGAGAAGCGTCGCCAAAGTAAGCTACACGCTGAGTATGTTCTTGTGAACCACGGAATGCAGCGCGACCCTTAGTGGCGTCAACTGGAATACGTAACTGTTGAGTTTTACGTAATTCGTCTAACGAGTAATCGAACGCGTTACCAGCGTAACCAATCGGAACAGACGTCTTGTTAGCTGATAGCGCTACAGTCGGAAGGTCGTCGGCACTTGAACCAATAAACTTACCAAGCGTTACAGCGTCGTAAGAAATATAATCCCACGAATCGGCCCACTCGGGAACGTTAGTGTTAATTGGCACCATTTCAGCGAAATTGATGTTGGTATATTTTGCTTCGTAAATCTTAGCTTCTAAGTTAGCGAGCTGAGAAATATAGAAACCCATACCGTCGTCCATAGTAGGTAGATTGTCACGGAACAATACAGTGTGACCAACCGTTAAACCCAACTGTGGGTATTCTGCGTCCAATACGACGCTAATAAGATTCTTTTGCATGTTAGCCACCTAATCCTAGTGAAATTTTAACCAGTGAGTCAGCAGCGCCGCCACTTGTGAATTTAGCGTTAGGCACTAGAACACCTAGAGTTACGCCAGTACCAACGACACCTGAGAAGTCACCGTTGCCAGTTGCGCCCACACGTAGATAAACCGGTGCGTCTTTCGCTACGGTATCTAACGTCTTGACCCAAATTTCACCGTGGGTTACAACAGTCATGTCGTACTTAGCTGTTGCTCCCGATTCAGTAGATGTACGCGCGCGGTTTAATTCGTACTTAACGACACCGATGAATTGAGCGGCCGTTGAACCACTTAACGGTAATTTCGCGCCGTCTTCACCGTCAGTTACAACACCCTTACCGAATGCAATACCAACAGTACCTTTGTTTAATTTCGATACGGCGTTACATAACTGCAAGCTTGAAACTTGACCAGCATACGAGACACCATGATCGATTTTATTGCCACCTAATACTGACATGTTATTTCCCCTTCCAAGCGTTAGCCTGACTTTCTTTGTGAGCGTCGTATGCTGATTTACGTGCGACTACCGGAACCACTGCGTTAGCAGCGTCTTTCGAAAACTGTGCGAGTTGATCAACCGACTGAGCGGGTTCCGCGTCGGCAAGTTCTAACGCTGCGTCGAATGCGACTTGAACATACGTTTCGGACTTGGTAGCCCAATCAGTAGTTGGACGTTTAGCTGTTAACGCTGCACGTTGAATGTCCAATGTGTTCACACTATCGCAAGTGAACTCGTCACCAACAACTTTACGTGCGCTTGCTTGCATCGCTGCGATAGCTTGAACGCGTTCGCTGATAGCTGCGTCGTTAGACTTCGCTTTTTCCGCTTCGAGTTCTTCTTGTTTCATGTCTTTTTCCGCTTCGGCTTTATCGGCCTTGGCTTCTGCGTCTGTTACGCGTTGGGTCAAACGTTCAATTGAGTCAGTTACGAGTGCGGCGACCGCTTCGTCTGCAACATCAATCGAGCGACCCGAATCAAGTGTTACCTTAATCATGGGTGTTACTCCTTGGTTGTCGTCGATACGGACTTGTGCGCCACCACGTCCACGCTTAACGATCGCGACGTGATTGACATCAATTCCGGTTTGTTTAAATTCGTATGATTCACCCGTGTCGGTCGTACCTAGTTCAGCAACGTAAACGGCGGTGTAACCTGGTGATAGTTGAGACTTGCCCGATTCAACGTCACTAATCGCTTGGGCGTCTTTGATGATTAATTCCACATCAACGAAGTCACCATTCTGTGTCGCACCGATAACGTGACCCACACTTGTGGATTTGTACGTCTTGGCGTCGACCATAGCGCTTGGGTGGTCGTTCGTTACGTCAACGTTCGAATACGTCGCGAGCGAGTCGGCGTTGAACACCTCATCGGCTGGACGGTAAACGTTAACGATTGTATTCGGGGCGCGGTCGGTAAGACCTAGTTCGGATGCTAAATATTGATAAACGCCAGTACGCGCAGCTTTACCTGTGACACGCAAAAAACCGTTGTCAGTGTAAACACGTGATGACGGTGCAAAGTCGAATGTCTCGCTAACGATAATGTGTTTCAAGTGTTTAACCTCTAACTGTATTGACGCTAGTATAACGTAATGCACAAAGGTGTTGCAAACTATTAATTTGTGGTATATATTGACGTAATTGTCAACAACGAAGCGAGAACGATATGAATGAAATAGATTGGAGTAAAGCGAGTAGTGAAGCTACCCATGCATTACGTTATAAAAATGGCGAAGTGGATTTCGCATATTTCAACGGTAAGGAATACGAATGCTTAGACGATACCGGTGACCATTTCATTATTGGCGATCCATATTGGGAAATTATCGAATCACGACCAACAACCGCACCAACCGATATCGACACGACCATCACGCAACGTGGTGAACGATACGGTAAGTTCAAAGACGGGTCGGTGATTATGCAAGACTTGAAAGGTATCATGCGCGAAACGCCGAACTGGGAATGTTTAACACCGAGTCAACGCGAAGCGCTCGAAATGATACAACACAAAATCGGTCGTATTCTAAATGGTGATCCGATGTATGATGATAATTGGCGCGACATCTGCGGATATTCACAATTAATTTTAGACGAACTTAACGGGGCGGTACGATGAGAGCATTCGAGTTAGACGAACAATTCAAAGATTTTAAAAGCGAATCGGGACACTACATGTGTCATCCCGAAACTTGTACTTGTTGGAATTTTAGAGTATATGACCTCGAAGGTAATAACGTACTTAATACCGACTCATCGAATAGCGTTATCGAATTTTGCAAAGGTGATAAATAATGAAAACATGGTACGAAAAGAAGCGCGACGAGATGTTCAACGCGTATCAAGCTGTATTAGACGACGCGACACTGACGGCCGATGCACGCGCCGAACAGTCCGAACACTACATGAACGAGTACGAAAATTACGTTAGATTATGTGGAGGTGTACGATAGTTGACGGAGCGCATTTAGCGCCCTTTTTTTATGTACTCAGGTTAGACCAGTCACCTTTCTTAAGATTATCTTTGGCCCATAACGGTTGTAAGTTATCCAGTCCATTTATGAAAGCCACGTCGGTGACTCCATAGTCTAGTAAAACTTTAATTGGCACTATGTGGTCTATATGCCATTCACCGTAGTTGTCCCACGACATGCCGTCAACGAAAGAATCTTCAAGGTGACGTCTAAGGTCTATACAGTTATATCCTAATATTGCGTGAGCTTTTAAGTCTTTCACCGTGCCCGTTCTTTTCAACACCTTAGACAGTATACCTCTTAGTCTAAACTTCATCTTATAATCCGGTTCAGAATCATATCGTTCTTGATGTCTATTGTTAATTTTATCTTTATTTATCTTGTTATATTCTTTCTGATATTTCTTAATCTTATCGCTATTATCTGAGTAATACTCTTTGGATTTGTTCTTCACTTTATCTCTATTATTAGCATAGAACCTGGACACTATATCTTTATTGCACGCCGAACAATTTGAATTAGCGACTTTACGTTCAGCAACGTGTCCATATTTACATGGTTTACCAGTGAAGTAGTGTTTTAAGTTTTGTTGTTTAGCTTCCGAACGAGAAATGATTTGCATAATACCACCGTAGAGTAGTTGCGCAGAATTGAGGATGTGTGGCAATCGGTTCTACGTCCCGACGTTCCCCCGCTAAAGGTAGCCACTTTTTGCATTTTAACGTTTTACACTAGGGTTAGTCAAACCTTTACGTTGGTTCATTTTAACTTCTTCATTTGAAATAGGGGTGGCTATGCATCTACATTGATAATCGGTTCCGCAAAGTATCGGTTCACCTTTTTCACTTAGCGGTGGGTTACTCCATTTGTACACTCCTTTACCATACGCAGTAGTCTTTTCGGCTATGTGTTGGTGTCTATCACGCACCCTCTCGTCATTCGACGTTGTCCAAATGAAATATTCGAAACCCACATCCTGTTGACGTTTGGCGTTTAGCTGCCCGTTAACCTTAGCGGTTTGGTCGCGTGCTATCATCTTAGCGCGACGCTCCGTAACGCCAAATTGTTGTTGAAGTGACTTAGCGATACTCGACGGACGACCGCCACCGCGAACGTTCGTCATGACAATCGACTCGACCTGCGTTAAATACTGTTCAGGTATTGACTGTATCAGTCGTACATTATCAGCTATCGACGCCTGTACGTACTCGCTAATCGTCGTTGAATCGCTAAATATATCGATACCCATATCACGTTCGGTACGACGACGATTCGAGTTGTTCGCGCTCGTTACGAACCGACGCGCTACGTCATTGGCCAACGCTTGAAACTGTGGACTCGACCAGCGAATACGTAACGCACGTAACGCATTGGTTAATACATCGACCCACGAGTCCATCACAAGCGCACTGTCCGTCACGTCCGACGCTGAGTCACGTTGATACTCGGGCGCCAGGTTACGAACCGTCGGCATTAAATTAGCGTTAATATCACGCGTTACGGCACGCACGAGGCGTTGTAATTCCACATTATAGGATATACCAGCCGCAACGTCGGGTTTCGTACCTTTTGGACGCTTGCGTGTGGGCATGGCTAATTGTTCTTCGAGTGTCATGTGATTGGTCCAGTCGTGTCGATACGATTAGTATAACACCGCTTGACACGTATCACGAGTGGGTATATATTGGCGGTGTTGTCAATGTTGACACGATGAAACGCCCCGAGACTTATCATCAAGGGGCGTACTCATCACATCTGCTCAACGTATCGAGCGGCAAACGCTAACGGGTCTTCGTCTTGGTTCACCGTAGTTGGTATGAGTGGATCCGCTTCGTTCTCATCGACTGGTTCGTCGAACATGTTACCTTCTTCAAGAGATTCAAGTTCGTCGAGTTCCTCCTCGTCATACTGGTATTCTTCGGCAGCTTGTAACTCGCGCATAATTTGCGACTTCTGAACGATACCAGCTTCGAGATACTGCATGTGCTTCTGCGCACGTAACTGTTCGGCTTGAGCGTTCTCTAAGTCGTTTGGTAACGACAGTGGATTCCACACATAATCGTAATCGTCCGGCCAATAACCTAACGCGCTACGAACCAACACTTCGTCAATCGTGCGCATCGGTTCGGCTAAATACGAACGTTGACCAGCACGTATCGAGTTGTTGTAATTACGGTCGTCACCTTCACCCGTGGCGTTCATGCCCTTCGCGCTAGTACCGAACATACGCGTGACGGGAATATCGGCCGCACCACTAATCCACGTCATGAACTGTTCAATCACCGGCGCGACACCTGACAAATTGAGCGTCATGCGGTTGAACACTTCTTCCTTGTCGAGTAACGCCAGGTTGATATTCGACTTCATCATGCTGAACAATTCGTAACGTTTAACAATCATGTCGTCTTGGTCGGTACTTAGCTCATCGGTCAACCCTTCACGGTTGATAATGTCGATATTCGCTTCTTGCATTAACTCGGCAATACCGTTTTTGGCCGCGACCATATCGGTGATATCTTCTAAACATTTACGTAAAACCGAATCGCCCCATCCCTGAGTTTGCGCCATGTAACGCAACGGTAAACGCTCACCACTGAATCGTGCAAAGTGTGAATGATGGATTTGCATCGACCCGCCACGAACGGTGTATTGTTCTGGTTTCAGGTAATTCGATGCGAGAACGTCCCACGTGTTAATCGTTTGGGCTTGCATGTCCCAACGGTCAAGAACGAGCAATCGTTTGAGCGATCCCTTCTTGATACGACCAACGTTTAACGGTTTGGTTAAGTCTTGGTCCGTTATCATCAGCACGCCACCGCCACCATACAATCGACCCCACGTAACGCCTTCTTGCACGACGTTAGGTAATAGTAATTGCTGTTCGAGCGCTTGGATTTCTTCCGCGCCGTCACACTTGATTCGACGCCATTCGCGCGTCATGTCCTCGGCTGGAATGTCGCATATTTTACGCGCTATCCAATTGGACTGATAACAATTATCGAGACTAGCGTAATCGTTCAGTAACGCGGGTAACCATTCGTTATACGACCGCTTCGATTTAGCCGTACCGAGTCCGGTCATCACATTGGTGAGTCCGTCAAGGTTTGTTAATACTGGTGGTTTAAGGTCTGTCATTACAAGTAATCCTTGAGGTTCGGTCGTTTCTTATCGAGCATTTGGTCAATGGCGTCGATCATCGGGTCGATTTGGTCGTCGTGCGTTTTGAAGTCACTTTGAAGCCCTTCACACTCAGCTAAGAAATCGTTAAGCCACGGTGCGTCACTTGGTAATCTGACATAACCCGACTCGATATACCCTTGCACGTCCATGAATCGTGTTAGTTTATCAGTGTTTCGTTGAATCGCCAACACGGGGATCAATGGCTTAGTTGATTTACGTATTTGTTGAATCAGGCCCGTACCGCTCGCTTTGTCCTCAATGAGCAATTTACGACACGACATTCCGTGGACGGCTCGCGCTTTTTGCCAGAACGCAACGCAGCGTTTCTTGAGTTCGTCCGACTCCCATTTACCGCGCACTAAATCCACAAGGTACAGATAACCGTCCTCGCCGACACCCCAATGTTCAAACACTGAGAAGTCGTTTCGTTCTTTGATTTTCTGTGCTGTATCGCCAATGATGTACGAGTATTTCAACTTCGGCAATACCTGGTACTCACCGAACCATTCGGAACGGATCAACGAACCACCCTTCGCACTTGGTCGTTGTTGATAAAGCGCATTCCACGTCAGCGAGCCGGACGCTTTACATTGTTCGACGAACGCACGTGGCATACGCTCAGGGAATAATATATCGTCTTTCTCGCGCAGTTTGTACGTGATGTCGTTCAGTGTGTGCGTTTCGGGTTCGTCGTGGTCCCATTCCATAGGGAACGATACGACACGCCATTGCTCGCCACCGTCAGCTGCACGAGCGAGTAATTGACCCGCTAAGTCATTTTTGTGCCAACGTGTGAGAATGATAATAATACCGTTAACTTTTGGGTCTCGTCGCGTGTAGAACGTCGTATCATACCAATCGATTACGGTTTCTTGATACGCTGGCGACGAGGCTTGTTTGTAGTCTTTTGCCGGGTCATCAATAATACCGATATTCATACCCTGACCGGTAATACCACCACCAACACCCGCCGCACGATACGAACCTCCCGCCAACGCCCCGTCGGCTGTCACAGGTTCCCACAACGTAGCCGTGTTACTTGCTCCACGTCCCATCGAACGACCCTGAACGAGTCGCGTATCTGGGAACACTGACTCGTATTCGCCCGCGTCGATAATACGTTGGGTGTCGCGTGACATGCGTTCGGCAAGTGGTGAAGCGTACGATGTGGAAATCACATTCCATTTCGGAAAGCGACCCATGGCGTAAGCAGGGAAACGACGAGACGCTAATTCAGATTTACCACTGCGTGGCGGTGCGAATATCATTAAGCGCGGCGATAAACCCGCTTCGCAGTCGAGCAAGAACTGGTCGAGTTCTGCACACACGAGTTCGTTGAACCAACCCGTTTCGTAATCTGGTTTCGTAAACAACGTGAAATCGAGCATCGATTCGCGTGCTCCTTCGATTGCCCGTTTACGTAGCGTTTCGTAAATCGCGTTATTACTCGACACGTTTCGACCCTAGCTGGTTATGATAACGACCAAGACCCAACGCTTTCAATTTCGCTTCGAGTTCTTCGTCTGGTATTTCTTGGATTTGGATCGGCGTTCCACCTGGTCCGCTAATTTCGGTTTTGGTCGGGGCGTTGTATCCACACATCTCGGAAAACTGCTTGCGAGCAACTAACGAATCGTGCATAACGATTTCTAAACCGTTTTTCGTTTGCTTAACGGATTTAATCGCTTTCCTGGCTCCCTCTGGTATTTCGCTAATTGACCGAACATGTATCGTCGACATTAACACTTTCATGCCGTTTTCCATGTCGACCAACGGACGCTCTGAGAACGTCGCTACGTGGTCGATTGTTGTTCGGGCTATGTCGGTAAGGTCGATTAGTATTTCGTCGCGTGACAGTACCGCTGAGGCGATTTCAGCACTAGGATTGACGGCCATTGTAGCCATGAAACGCTTCACGCTAGGATTGACTAGGATCTGAATACCAAGGTCGTAACGCTGCGGTTCGTTTTTACATTTCCCGCCGCCGATACGATGCGCTTCGGCTGGTTCGCTGCCACCAAGCGAAGCGAGCGCAACGCCCTTTTGCAATTTCGTCAAATTACCGTACGCGGTGAGCTGTTCTTCGCTCAACTCCACAGTGCGATCCCCGATGCGTATTTTCATTACCCTAAGCCCATTATCTAACATGCCGTCAATAATGCCACAATTCGCCCCATAACGCCACACATCGAGCAGTACCCCGAATCAAAACGACTCAGGTAATTTTGAAGGTACTAAAAGCAATTTAACAATCAATGACTTAGCATACTTACCTCTATACCTCTATCTTTTAATGTTGTAAGAATAATGAGTATGTATAATAAGAGAGTATAGTATATAGGGTATAATATATATACATATACAATGAATATACAAGAATACTATAGGGAGTATCGAAAAAAGCGGGGTAACATGTCCAATCCTCTACAGCCCGCGCCACGACTGCGTTTCAGCTACCACCTGAGTTTTACCCCGAACTTAGAAACAGTGATTATTACGTCATAATTGCCATTATAATAAAAAACTGATAAAATCCCGTATACTAACAAACAGCAACGAGGAACATATGGGAAAGCTATTTAAAATCTCTACGGGAGGATTAGCACCACATCCTGACCTACGAAGCGTGTCCGCAAAGATACGTCACCGCTTCTATATTGACTATAAAAAGTGCGAAATCTGCAATAGTAGCTCTACGCGATACACTAAAAGTGGAAAATGTATCATGTGTCAACGATATAAAATTGAGCTAACGAGACACTATTCACGCATTAATGACGACTCAATATCGATGTGGCCAAAGGGCGTACCAGAAGTATTTAACCACCCAATGTTGCTCGGTGAGGTTAAAGCAATGCGTGAATTGATACGTTCAAATGACGGTTACACATTACACTATGAACCATGTACGACACACGGACATGTGAGAGTATCGAGCAGCGACGGCACGCCATGTATGCAATGTAAAACAGCACTTAAACCGCGTGAGCAAGCTATCGCCGACGGTGACTCACAATACGTGTCCACAAGCCCGTGTCGCTCGTGTGGCGAGATAACGCTACGTAGCGTTGACGACAAGACATGCGAAGCATGTGACTATACTCCAGGTAGCGCCGAACGTGCTGAACCCGAGAACGACGACCGCTCAACGCCCGACTCGATTATGATGCACGCTAACCCTGACATGATCCTCAGTCGCGAAGATGCACGCGCGTATGACATGAAAGTGTATCGCACTGGCCAGAAATGCAAACACGGACACGACCATTGGCGCTACGTATCAACAGGTAATTGCATAACGTGCCTACGCACTAAGGACGGTGAGTGATGATCATAATAGAATGGATGGTCAACACGTACGCTAGACTGAGAGGTTACACATTCAATGTACGACGCGTGAGCCAAGGGACTGTAACGATATTCACGGACTTAACATTTACTCAAGCCGATGATAAGTTTCATGAGTTGGCAAAAGCTTGTAGCTGGGACAGTCTTGAAATAATACAAGAACGAAAAGGTAAATCAAAAGTCGTTCAAAGCGTTAAATTCTAAAACATAGACAACAAAAAGCCCGTCACATGACGGGCAATGTTTAACATGAACGTATTAATCTTTCGGTTTGGTCGCAAGGCATAAAATAACACCTGTTATGGCAACAACGAATAATATCCAATCTAAATATTCCATCACATCTTCCCCTTTATCCATTCTTGTAAACGTATCAACCTGTCACGCGTATCGGTAGCGATACGGCCCTGTTCAACCGCAACGTCCTCGGCACCTTCCGCACCTTCATAACGCGGCATTAGTACCGGCGCGACAAGCAACTCACTCGGCGGTGTCAACGCTGGCGGCAACGGTTGGATTGGCACTGTTGATGAGCTGCAACAACCCGCTATCGTTAACACACTCAATAATAACGGGACGGTCGACCAGCTTGGTACGGTATTTATCGACATATTTAATAACCTCCTCGCGTCGCACCGTGGCGACACGTTGTTGTTCAATGGTTAACGCTTCATCACTCACACGTAGCTTAGTCGCAAGCGTATCAATACTGCGATACATTGCGACGTCACGTTCAAGCGCGTCACGTTCAGCGCTCACTGTGGCCGTATGTTGACCATACACGAAAGCGCCCCCAAGGGACGCTCCTACCGCAACGAGTGCAGCTAAATAATTATACATCATAAGTACGGGCCAGTTAACGCTTGCCAAATGGCCGACACGTACTTAGCTTGATGTATAGCATCGGCTAACGCGTCGTGTTTAATACCTTCAAACGGAAAATCGCGTTTCGGGTCCAATCCAATAGCTTGACCTAACTCGACCATTGTCCTAACGTCTCGGTCGTTCCAAAACTTCCAAGGTACAGGGTCAAGACAACCCGTGTGGTCAAATGCGTTACGGATGATCACATTATCGAATGCAATACCGTTACCCCATACTTGGCAACCTGGTTTAACGAACCGATAAAACATACTCAATACATGCTGAATTGGTTCGGCTTTATGGTTGTTGTAAAATTTCGAACGTGCTTCGTCGCTTTGCTTCATCCACCACAACACAGTGGACGCATCGATTTGACCGTTCGATGAAATATCAACTTGCTCGTGGAACGTATCGCCAATTTCACCCGTAGACGGGTCGAAGTAACATGCGCCGATTGCCATGATCGCAGCATTACCAGACACACCCATCGTTTCTATGTCTAACATTATATGTTTCACGATATCCTACTCCCCTTAACGAACGCCAATACGAACCACGCTGGAATGGACAGAACGAACCCACATAATGCAATACCAGGTATTACCATGTTAGGCGCAGCGAACCACACGATCAACGTGTACAAAATAAATATCAATAGATTAGCGTTCATATCAAGCACACTCCACACATAATTTAACGCCCTGCACTGCATCGCGGCGACCTTGTGGTATTACTTCACCACATTCAATACAATGAGTCGCACTAACACCAGTGTAACGAACGCGATTCGCTATCGTCGCTTGGTGTAATGCGTCTTCACGTTCTAACGTTTCGTCAATAAAATCAGACATAATACAGCCCCGCTAGCATACCTAATGAAAACACAGCAATAAATCCCCAACCGACCCACGACGGAGCACCACCAGTGATCATACCCGACTCACTCCACGGACGAACAAACACGTTACAACCGTGTGGCGCCGACTCGACTACGAGTTCGAAATCTTTACGGTCGTTATAGCTAACGTCGTTGTACCACGTGCGTTCTGCTTCTTCAACTGAACAACGTAAACCAATAGTTCCGTTAACAGGTCGAACCGTTCTTAACATCAATCGAACATTACTATAAATTTGCATAACAATTACCATCCCCGCTTAAAATTATGAGTTTTACGAACTTGGCTTAATTTCCAGTTCGAACGATCCCGTTGCGCACGTGACGCCATGTCAAGCGGGTTACACTTCGGACGGTCTTTGTCATCAATGTCCCACGATAAACCACATCGCCCACACTGCATTTGGTCGCCCTGTCTGATTGCGTTACAATTACTCATCGTCTAATACCTCACACTCGTCATGTAGTATTGAAAAATACAACTTAACACCTACAGATTGAGTATCACCAAACTCACTACGATCGACGTCGAAACCAATAATATCATTCCACATTTTTCTCGGTGTTGCGTTGACAACCACGGGGAAATCTACGTCCGATAAACCAAACCCGCCGTCATTTAAAATTCTAACTTTAGCCATTTTATTCGTTCTCTCAATGATAGCGCCCCGACACGAAGCGCTTTATCTGTATCTAGATTAATTGTTCTTGACGGAATTGTCAACACTTATCGACGCTGACAACAAATCACCTTGAGCAGCAGCGTAAAGCCTCGCTATTTCCGCACCACTCGTCAGATTACTGTGAATATGACCAACGCGAATATAGAGTCGAGGTTTACCCGCTTCCATCGGTATGACATTATTCACACGACCGTCTTTCAAACCTGGATGATAATCGTAACCTAACGTGCGCATTAACTCGCGTCGTTTATTACGTGTGACCATATTACCTTTACGCATGTTATCGATTAATGCGTCGAGTTTGAACGATGACACCCAACCACCCGCAAAACCGCCACGCCCTTCGTCGATTGCTTCGATAATTTCTTGCTCTACACTACCCATGCCAATCGTAGCAGCTTCGGCGGTGCTTGACGTTATTGGCGCAGTTTGACAACTCATCGTCGGATTAAATTCGTCTGGTATCGCGTAATCAGTTAAAAACTGGGCAACCTTAGCATAACCCTTATCGTTATCTAACCAAGCGTACAACTTCGAGAAATACGAACCATCCATACCATCACGAACAAGGTCGATCTTCTCCTGTTGAGCTGAATAAAACACACAGTAACGTCGGTCTTTGGTCGCGTCTTTAATACCGTCTTTGTGGTTCGAGTTAAACATAAAGTTACAGCAAATATTATGCATTGCTTGGTCGGTATTCATCGCACGACGGGCCAGTCGTTTATTTGTGATCATCGGCTTGAGTGTTTCTATCATTTCCATTTTGTTCGACGGTACGTAAATATCCTCTACGCCAATGAACATCGTGTTAAATAACCAGGCGTTAAACTTCTCACTAATTTCAAGCGCCGGCGGCATGTGAGTGTAACGGTCACCAATAGCATACGCTACGCAACGAGTAAACAATGTTTTACCGTTGCCAACAACACCCTGAAGTAATGGCGCCCACTGTATTTTATAACCTTTGTACTGAATGCACGCTGCCATATAACTAAGTAGTATTGTCTGGTCCCGTTCGTCAGGTAATACTTTACGTAAATGTGTCGTGAACGGCGTGACATCGCCCTCAACCATTTGCACGTTAATCGGCACGTATGTATTGACATAACGCCACCCGTCGACATCAACAATACTACACGGTTTAAGGTCGGGACGGAACGTCATCGAATCGACTTTAGGATTATGCAAACACTGCGATTCGGTGAACGCTTCCCATGCCTTTTTAGTCGTCTTTTCGCCCTCGTTATCAGTAACGAATGAATAACCGCCGTACATCGCGTTAAACTGGTCAGATTTGAGCATCGCGCCATTAGGTGTGAACACTTTGTTCGTCTCGGCGATATACACGCAGCCTTTGAAGATGTCGACCTGTTGTTCAGCACTGAGCAACTGATACCCTTCGCGAAAAACCGACTCGACAACGATACTAGTATCTTCAAGTTCGATAGGTGCGCCAATACTGTAAAACGTTTCTTGACGTGCACACGCCCCGGTGATGGTGCGTTCCATGTACGACTTGTGATAGTCCCACTTTGAACGAACAAGACCCGATAATCTCATAATGCGTTCAATACGGGCGCAATCGTTACCGGTCCAAAATGCCAAATGTTGAGCAAGTGCAGCGTCAGCACTCGACTCGTCAAAGTCTCGAACGTCATCAGGATATGTACCAGCTAACGCCTCGACATTACGCGTCCACAAATCTTTAAACGAAGCGCGGATAACGCCACCACCAAACATCTGTTGAGCCGTAGCAGTTGCAGCGGACCCAAGCGCTTTCTCGATTAGCTTCTCGTCCGTCTTGGGCGGGTAACTACCTTCACAATGTG